ACCGGATGGCCGCCCCGGGTATTGGTGACATCTGATCCTGACCGTTTATTTGGAGTCCGCTATTGTAGTTCAGCGCTCATTTGAAGTCCGCGAATTTAGTTTAGCGCATTTTGAGTTCCGCATTCAAATTAAAGCACGTGCCGTTGTGTCAGTCTTTATTTTTCGCAAGTGCATCGGATGCCGTTGTTTGAATTTAACATGCAACGGTTTTATTCAACGGTCATAGATTTTGAAATTTGAATTCTGCTTTATTTTGGCATTTGAAGGAGTGTGTTTATGACTCATGTCACATGTAGACATTGTACTATATTATTGACGTGGACCATTCAAATTTCATGGATGGAGTTATTTTAATGCGTAATTTGTGTTCGTGATCTATATATATTCTACCCGTCTTGGATATTCAGTAGACCATTTTGAACATGTATTACAATAAAAATAGACGTGGTTTTACAACTACTTCTAGACGAGGCTATTCAAGGTATCCTTTTTCCAGACGGTCGTATAGTGTGAAAAGAATCAATGGTAAGCGTGGATCGTTTAATGGGAATAAGGCCCATGATGATAGCAAGATGTCATCCCAACGTTTACATGAAAATCAATTTGGGCCTGAATTTGTCATGGCCCATAATGCCGCTATTTCAACATATATTACGTTCCCTAAGTTGGGAAAGACTGAGCCCAACCGATCACGGTGTTATATTAAATTAAAACGTCTGCGTTTTAATGGGACTGTTAAAATTGAACGTGTTCATCATGATGTGAACATGGAAGGGTTAACACCAAAATTGAAGGTGTGTTTTCCATGGTTGTGGTTGTTGATCGTAAACCCTCATTTAAGTTCGTCAGGATGTCTGCATACATTTGATGAATTATTTGGTTCCAGGATTCACAGTCATGGTAATTTAGTCATAAGTCCGTCATGGAAAGAACGTTTTTATATTCGTCATATTTTTAGACGAGTGATTTCCGTGGAGAAGGATAGCCTCATGGTTGATGTTGAAGGAAGTACTTATTTGTCAACTAGGCGTTTTAATTGTTGGGCTACATTTAAAGATGTTGATCGTGAGTCATGTAATGGGGTATATTCTAACATAAGCAAGAATGCCCTTCTTGTCTATTATTGTTGGGTATCTGATGCTGTATCAAAGGCATCTACGTTTGTATCATTTGATCTTGATTATGTTGGGTGAATAATAATATGCATTTATTCTAATACATGTGCTTTTCTCACCATAAATACTTGAAAACATATTATTAATTTAAAGATTTAGGTTGAGAAGGAGTACAATTGGTTTTTATACATTCCTGTGCCGCTGTTCTAACTAGCTCGTTTAATTGGGAAATTGACATTGTTATACTGGACTCTGTCCTACTTGCACCAACTATCGACGCTGATTCACCTGGGTCTAATAGACTTGTGTCCAATCTATGGAGTTGTTTATATGGGTGTATTGCGTTGTGTATCTCAGAGTCCGTATCTGATGGATCGGCTCCTACTGTACTTCTTGTCGCCCATGTTTCACCTGGTTGAATCGTTATTGGCTTGTGAAGCCCATATCTGGATGTGGATACGGACCTGATTAATTTCCTTTCATATTTGCCATAACCAACGTGAGAGAAATCTATGTCTCTCTCTGTGAACTGTTTAGATAATATTTTAACAGTTGGTGGCTTGAAAGGAATATCCACAGAATGTTTTGCGGTGGATATCTTTAATTTTCCCTTGAATTTGGCGAAGTGTGTCCTCTGATGAACATTTGTGTCGCTAACTCTGTAATACAATTTCCATGGAATTGGGTCTTTAAGTGAGAAGAACGAACACGAAAAATAATGTAAATCTATGTTACATCTTATGGGAAATGTCCATGACGCTTGTAATGATTCATTGTCCGTCATTCGTTGGTCATGAATTTCAACAATAACTGCTCCGGTTGCGTTAATTGGAACTTGTTGTCTGTATTCTATGACGCAATGGTCTATCTTCATACAGCTACGACCAATTCTTGCACTTAATTGAGCTGCTGTAGAAGGGAATTGCAATACTATCTCAGTTAGGTCATGAGATAGTTGATACTCATCACGCTGCGATTCTACGTAATTGAAAGCTGATGGTGGAATGACTAATTGAGAGTCCATGGAGGAATGAATTTATAAAAGACCTGGCCGCGCAGCGGAGAAAATACCAGAGATTTTGTGCTGAGTAGTGAGAAAGTGTTTGTTGTTCTCTGAACAACAGCTAGAGATGAAGGAAGAGTAATTGTTGTTTGTGATTATTTCCAACGCCTTTCTGTTGTTTAAATAGGCGTCAGGAGGCTCGTACAATGTAATTAAGAAGTTACTCTCAAATAATTATGTTATTTTTATTTGTTCAATTGCACTCTCTTTCGCAATTGAACATTGGGGTATGTAAGGAAATAATTCTTAGCGCTTATTTTAAAACGCTGTGGTAGTGGCATTCTTGTAAATAAGAGAGTGTACCCCGATTGAGCTCTCGTTCAAAAGTCTATATGAATCGGTGTAAAGGGGACAATATATAGTAAGAAGTTCTTTAAGGCTCCAGAGACACGTGGCGGCCATCCGTTATAATATT